ATGAATGAGATCAACATCAAACGTATTTTGAACAATATTGACAAAATGCTAACTAAGGCAGAACGCCTTACAGATCTGATTGACTCAAATCTAAGCAAGACTGTAGCTAAAGCTGCATAAACTCACTTCCCCAAGTGATGGAAGCCTGGCCAGCGAGCCAGGCTTTTTTATACCCGCAATCCGCTAAACAACCCCTTCCCCGCCAATTCACCACACCTAAACGCAGGTGCGATGAGTCTTGTCATAAGAAATTTTAAAAATAAATTATCAATTTAATCAAAACGATAATCTAAATTCCTAGTAAATTTATCATTTTGCTATTGCCATGAATTTATCATTTCGATAAAGTCACTCCATCGAAACGAAACATCGATACGGCAGATGGAACTTTCAGCCGTGTTGGACAGAAAGTCCGACTGCTTCTTTAACAATCAAACGTAAGAATCCTCCGCAGCGGCTTGAATGCGAATGCGGGCTAGTACCGGGAAGGTTAACCAAGTGGATAGTTGGCAAGGGAAAGCGAGGGAACCGATCACAGAATACGCGTGATTATCTGGAAGGCTAAGAGCAAAGGCAGATAGCTTCCATCCTCTGTTACACGGCGAGTTCCACCATAGGCACAGCTTACGTTTGATGGTTAAGAGCTTTGCTCTTTAAAAACATAATTTCTCCTGAATTCAGGAGACCGATGGAAGTTGGCTTCGGACTGGGCGCTTCAAATAAACCTCGCGGGATGAATGACGTGATGCTGCGTACCCAGTACCCAGTACCCAGTACCCAGTACCCAAGCCCACTTAACGAGACCGCCAAAATGACAATGAAATATTCCACCGCAAAATGCATTAAGTCAGAAGGTAAATCACCTTTTATCGCTGGCAATAATTACCAGATCTTTCATGGCTCAGAAGAAGATCGCGCTGAAATTGGCCAGAAAGTTTCTTACGGTCTGACAGCGCAGTTAGAGCACATCAGCGCAGATTGCCATCTCACCTTCGTTATTCTGTGATTTTACCGCTGCCCTTACACGTGAGGGCTTCGGCAAGACCACTGAGAGGTAACACTCATGAACTCAAAGCAAAGGTATAACGCACGTCGCATGACAGCTCACAACGCAGCGAAAGCGGCTCAGGTGAATAGTGAGCTGGCTCTTTCCAAGAGTGTCGCCACGGCGCTTGCAGGAGGTTCTAGTCGGGTAGCAAAAGCATTAAGCCTGACCGACTACAAAGCTTCTCTTCGTCTGCCTAAGCAGCAGAAGGAATGGGTAGCCCAGCAGCACAACAAAGTACGCAATCCACTTGGTCAGCAGGTTAACGCTCGCCAGAAGATGCGCGGCAAAAGCATTCCACTGATTTGAAGAATCGCCGCCGGTCATCGCAGCGATAAATACGAGCATCCATATCACGTTATGAGAGGGTGAAAATTATGAAATTTGAAGGATTGCCAGAATGTGTTCAGGAAATTGCAGCGTCAGTTTTGGCTGAGCGAATCTCAGTAGAGATTATGTGGAGTTCTGAAAACACAAGACGAACGGAAGAAGCGAAAGAAATAGCAAAAACCGTTCGTGATTGCTTTGTTGAACTTTATTCTGAAGTTTTGCAAGCGCCTAAAGGTGAGGGCTCTGCTGGGTCAGGAGGCGCTATATAAATATGCTGCCCAACCATCAAGTTTGCACACAAAAACGGATGCATTTTTTGAGGATAGGGGATCCGCGACGCCGCTTATCTGCTCTCTAATTTGGTTGAGATCAGATGTTTTAACTCCAGCATAAGAACCACTTGGAAGAGCCTGTGATTTACCATCGCTATACATTACGGTCCTTAAGAATCCAATAGATTCCATTTTCTCATGGAGCGTTTCGTACTTCTCACCATCAGCTCCGAATAACTCAACTCGGGCAAAGTATTCTGCCATCTGCATAACCTTTTATTGACTGTGGAATAACCAGATTATCAATTTCCTTTGACTGTGGAAAGCAGGGAAACCATGCGCCGGGCATGGATAAATATCCCGGCATAACTACACCCCACCGGAGTCATCCCTATGAAGCTTGTAAACACTTTAACCGGTGAGCGCCTTTGCGTTTCGAGGGTGGCTAACGGTTACGAATACGTACTTAAAAATGAAGCAGAACGTTCATCTGTTCGAATGAACCATGAGCAGTATGAGAGGTTCTTGCGCAAACCAGAAATTAAGGTTGAGGAGGAAGTGTGAGTGAGTGGATTAAAGTCAGCGAGCGGATGCCCCTTGAAGCTCCACCAGAAGGAACCTATGCGGATGTGGAGGTCTTGGTTACTGATGGCTTATTAGTGGAGCAAATGCTTTGTGCTTCAGGCAATCCGCTAACCAGTAATGGATACGTCCCTTGGGTTGCATTCACAAACTATGGCGCAATTAGTCCGAATAAAATAACCCATTGGATGCCGCTGCCTGAACCACCAGCCGAGTGAGCCCCTTCCCGCTGCGCATTCACTGAGTGCGCATCTTGATAAGCGCCCCTTATCAACCTTCATGCTGTGAACCACTTCGCCCTGTCACCCCGCAGGGCTTTTTTATAACTGGAGTAAATATGAAAGAACTGCGTTTTTACGGTGCCAGTGATGACCTGTTTGAATGTGAAGGTGCCATTCGGGAGGAAATTGGCTGTTTCGATAGCGTTGGTTTGTATCACCTCAAATCATCAGAAGGTGAGCTTCTTGTGGTCGCCCAATACCTTGAAAGCGGTCTTTGGAGTATCGGGATTTCTCCGGTTGATGAGGGTGTGGCAGTACCACCTTGGCCTTGTGCTTATTCAATTTATGAGCATGGATACAGCACGCTGCTGACCATGCAGGTGCCTGACGATACTGAGCTTGTGGCCAAAGAAGACGATTGACCATCAGCCGCCTAACCGCGGCTTTTTAATGGATGCAAAAGCCAGTTCAAGAGCTGGCTTCTTCATCTAACCAAATAAGGAGATCGCCGTGAGCGAAACAACCGAATTATCCGTTATCGAGATTAAACCGGAACAGGCTCCGGCGCTCTACGTTGCTAACGGGCTGGATCACTTCCTCGCCCAGATACGTGAGTATGCGAAAGAAACGCCTGACGTCAACACACAGAAGGGTCGTGACCGCATCGGCTCTCTGGCTCGCGCAGTTGGATCAAGCAAGAAGACCATCGAAGAGCCCGGCAGAGCGTATTTGAGACACCTGAAAGAAGCCGTGAAGCCAGCAGAAGAGGAGCTGCGCCGGTTCACCCGCGAATGCGATGCAATCCGTGATGCAATCTTACTGCCTCGTGCCGAGTGGGACGCTGAGCAAGCACGAATAAAGGCGGAAGCTGAGGCTAAGGCAGCGGAAGAAGCCTACAACGCAATGCGTGACGAAGCAGACAAAGACAATGCTGCTTTCGACACGGCAAAAGCTAAAGAGCTCGCCCTGCAAATAGAGGCGGCACACGCAACCGCCCTGCTGGACAACTATGAGTACGACCGAGACATTGCCGAGAAAAAAGCTGAGGCAGAACGCCAGCGCATTGCTCACGAAGAAGAGTTAAAGCGTCAGGCAGCAGAGCAGGCACGAATCGAAGCAGAAGCAACTGCGCAGCGTGAACGTGAAGCGGCATTGCAGCGTGAGACTGACTTGAAAGCACAGGCCGCATTAGCTGAAGCCAACCGCATTGCAGCTGAAAAGAAAGCTGAGCAAGACCGTATCGACGCAGCAAACAAGGCTGAAGCTGACCGGTTAGCGGCAGCGCAGCGGGCAGAACGCGAGAAGCAGGAAGCTATCGCAGCCGAGCAACTCAAAGCCAAGCAGGAAGCCGACCGAATCCAGCGGGAAGCCAAACAGAAAGAAGATACCCGTCTGGCAGAAGAGAGGCGCATCGCTGACGAAGCCGCTGCCCGCGCCGCTGATGTAGCCCATCGCAAAACCATCGGTACAGCAATTGTTAACGCATTAACCAGTCATGCAGGACTAACTCGTGAGCAGGCAATCGCCACCCTCACCGCTCTGAAAGACGGCAACATTCCCCACACCACAATTCATTACTAATTAAACCGGAGTATCCCATGCATACCTTTTATGTCATCGGGTGGCCTTGCGTGGGCTGCTCTGAATCACTGCTCGACCGTATCTGCCGCAATGCGAAGAACGCTGCGAAGCGCCTCATTGAAATCCTAAATCAGCCAGGGAATCCGTAATGGACATCAAAAGAGCACTTCAGCTACTGGCTGACTTAGCCAAAGAGAAGCATGACGACATGCTTTTCCAGATGGCACGGAATCTGTTTTATCGGAGGCAACCATGAATATTACTTTTGAATGCGCAGACGTGAAGATTTCAGGCGGCACTATGGGGTGCGGCGTAAAACTCACAGTTGAAGGTGCTGAATTGAACTACGTGCTGCCAGACAAAGAAATGCTGGCCTTCATGGATGAGGAAAACATTCGCGAACACATGGAATCTCGCGGCTATTTGGTTGTGATGAAACAGGAGGACACAGCATGAGACACAGCAGCTACGACTACATCAGAGACCAGCAGGAAGATTTGGACGCTGCAATCGAACGGGTGGAAGAAGACCTTCGCCAGCGCACGATGAAGATTGCAGAAACCTACCCTGAAACGCCTCTTGAATTTGCCGACAAATCAAAACTCACAGCCCAGCAGATTCACGCTCTGGACAATGAATGGGCTCAGGACGAGTACGCAAAGTTCATTGATGCAATCAGCGGCCACGAGGCTCACGGAAGAATTTCGAAAATGGAGAGCGCAGCATGAAGCCTGGAATTTATTACGACATCTCGAACGAGGACTATCACAAGGATGAGGCGATAGGGTCAACGAGCATCAAGGCCATCAGCGTCAGCCCAGCAAATTTATACTTCAACCCGTTTAAGGGCAGCAAATCGGCGCAGATAGGGACGGCGATTCACGCCTCATTGTTGGAACCTGAGCTGTTTGAAAGGCAGTTCTGCTTATTACCGGATTCGGACAGGAGAAGCGCTGAGTATAAGGCGGCCGTAATTAAATATGGTTCTGAATGCGTACTGGTAGGGAGCGAAGTCGAAACGGTAAACGAGATGTTCGAATCTTCTCGATTGAATAATGATTTCATGGATTACATCAGCGCAAAGGGACACTCGGAAGTGTCGATGTTTGCCACCTGCCCTATCACCGGTCTGAATCTGAAGTGTCGTTTTGACCGACTGTCAGATAGTCACCCTTACCCGCTGGATGTGAAAAGTTGCAGGGATGCAAGCCAGCGCGGATTCAGTCAGGCGTTCGGCCAGTACCACTACCATGTTCAGGCGGCGTTTTACCTCTATGTCCTCAAGTTGGTTACCGGCATTGAGCTTAATCAGTTTGCTTTCTTCGCCATTGAGAACAATGCGCCGTACAAAAACTGCATGTACTACATCGGCGAGGACTCATTAGAGCTTGGCCGGAAGGTGATGTTCGAAGCCATGAGCAAATTGGCTCAGTGCATGGAAGACGAATCACTACGCACCGAGGGAATTGTGCTGCCTTCCAATGAAATAAACGTGCCGGGCTACCTGTTCGATGAAGAATTTGATGATGAGGTAATTTTCTAATGGAACTAACTCAGGAAAGACTTAAGGAGGTGCTTAGTTATTCTCCTGATAGTGGGGTTTTTGTCTGGATAAAAAATAGGTTCGGAGTAATTGTCGGTCGGGTTGCTGGAAACGTCTCTGGGAATCGAGGTTACAGAAGAATAAAAATTGATGGCCGACTTTACCTAGCTCATAGGCTGGCTTGGCTTTATATGCACGGTGAATGGCCGAAGGATGAGATTGACCACATCAACATATCACGAGATGACAACAGGATTTGCAATCTAAGAGAAGCCACGCGACTCCAGAACAGCAGGAACAAAAAATTAAGGTCAGATAACTCTACGGGAATGAAGGGTGTTTATTGGCATGGGCAGTCCAAAAAATGGCAAGCCAGCGCAGGGCTTGATGGAAAACTTATATATCTTGGGCTTTTTGATGATTACGAGCTTGCTGATTTAGTGGCAAGTGAATTCAGAAGTAAATATCACAATGAATTCACCAATCACGGCTGAGGGGTAGAGAAATGAGCACCAATCACAACGATAAAATAACTGATTTGCGCGGGACAATAACCCCTCGCTCCGACCAAATAAATTTCGAAGACGTACAGTCATCCAGTATCACGGCAACAATCAAAGCTATCCGCGCAGGCAACAGCGAGCAGCCTGTATTCATCGACCTCGAGGGATTTGAAGGTCGTCCATATAAACCATCGAAATCCATGCGCCGCGTTCTTATTGGCGGATGGGGATCGGATGGTCATTCATGGGTGGGCAGGTCGCTCACTCTAGTAGGTGACTCAGCGGTGAAATTCGGCGGTGTAGCGGTTGGCGGCATCAAGGTTTCAGCCATGAGCGATGTAGAGGGTGACTTCTCTCTCATGCTCACCACGTCGCGCGGGAAACGCTCTGAGCACCGTGTGAAAAAGCTTGTTGTGAGCCAGCCTGAAACAGAGAAAATTTTAGACCCTGACGCCGTGCTTAGCTGGTTTGCCGAATCAGCCGGTGGAATGAATGTAGCCAAGTTGCAGGAGGCATTTGCTCGCGGAGAGAAAGCGTTGTCCTCTCATCCAGAACACCTGCTTAAGCTAACTGACATGTACGGGATCAGAAAGGCTGAGTTGGAGGCGTAATTATGCCCTACAAATTCTGGCTCACTACCGAGCTGAAATTCCTGCGCGATAACATCAAAACAACGCCACCCAGTCAGATAGCAAAGCATCTAAATAGAACAGAGGGAAGCATAATTCAGAAAGCATATGAGGTCGGCACCCAGCCAACTCAGCCTCACAGACCTTGGTCACAAGAAGACATTCAACTTGCCCAAACACTGCCCATCCAAGAAGCCGTCGCCAAAACAGGCCGCACCCATCATGCAGTAAGAATGAAGCTTGCTCGGCTTCGAGCCTAACCCTCTTTCAAGGAACACATTATGAAATTCAGCGGACTTAAAGCTGGAATGACCGTCTACAACATCCAGTCAGGTCGCATGGGGAACACGACAATGACAACTCTTCGACTCTACGAGATTCACGTTCTGGAGTTGGACGCAGAAAAAGAACGGGCATTCGCATCATGGAACACAAGCGCGCCGAAATGGTATTCAGCCGAGCAAATAAAGGGCTGGAAAAAGAATAAGCCACTATTAATCAGGTCGCCGATGGGATCATACCGGAAGGCCACTAAAGAAGAGAAACTGGCAGCGGGGAAAACGCTATGAAGGAACACATTATGAGTGAAGTAAAACGCTATAAGCAAATTGTTGGCGGTTTGCAAGAGAGTGCTGATGGTGATTATGTTGATTATTCTGACTATCAGAAGCTGGTGGCTGAGAATGCGGCGTTGAAGAACCGCACTGTAAAAGTACCGGCGAAAGTATACGTGAAGGACATGAAATCTAATGTCGTCCGCTGGGCGCAGGTTATCGACGCGCTGTCAGATGCTGGTGTCGCATTCGTTCGTGATGATGGCGAGTTGATTGCCGGAACTCGGGAGATGCCAGCTACCGACGCCGCTATCGCTGAGATTAAACTGCCATTGGCTGCCGAGGTTGATGCATGCCGTCAGTTTATTAAAGACCTTGGCATCGCTTGCAGTATGACAGCTCCTGAGACAGACCATCTGCTTAATCACTATAAGGCGCAGGGTGCGGATACTGTCGCTGATTATCACAAGGTTCGGATGGATGCTCTTATCGATGTTGACCGAAAGGGAGCCAATGAGCACAAGGTTGCCTATATGGCTGCTCGTGATGTCGCCGCCAATCTGCGTGCTGGGAGGAAGGGATGATTGATTTGAAATGCTGCCCGTTTTGCGGAGGTAAAGGCCAGATAAGAGATGAAGCTGGCGATCCATTCGATGATATTGGCCGATTCTATTACGTCCGCTGCGTAGATTGTCGGGCTCAGTCAGGGTCTAAGTACGCATCTAATGGCAACGACTGCCCAAATTTCTATGAAGAGGTGCGGCAGGAATGGAATCAACGTAGTGAAGGAGCAACCTCATGACTGATACAACCAAATACATTGTTATCCAGTGCAGCGCTTGGTGTAACTCTACCGGATGTGGCCTAACTTACTCATCTGATTTGGAAGAGTTTGAGAAGCGCGATAAGGCCATTAAACACGGTTTCAAAGTTCAGGAGAGTGATGATTTCAATATCGGCGTAGTCACAAATGGCAAGTTGGTGTCGCTCGACTGGATGGCTGAATCTCTCGATGAAAGCGCTGAGAATCTGGCAGAGATAACTGAGCAAATTGGGCTTGAGGAGGCTGTATGACTGACAAAACAGATATCGCGGCGCTGCGTAAAGCTGCGCTTAAAGCAACAAAGGGAGAGTGGCGGGCGTTTACCGACATTCGAACCGGAACCTGCGCAGTTCACACTCCAGAAGATAAAGGTTGCGGTGATATTGTCGATTGGCCTGGATTCGATGGTGCGGCGGGCAGCAAAAAACAAAAAGTTGCGAACGCTAAATATATCGCACTGGCAAACCCTGCAACCATCATCGCTCTACTCGACAAGCTCGAAGCAGAACGCCAGCGGGCTGATACAGCAGAGGCCGAACGTAATACTGCACTCAAACAGGCATCGGCTGCTCGTATTGGGTTTGATGAGCAGTACCAGTTACGGGAAAAGGCAGAAAAAGAGCGTGATGAACTGCTTAATCAGGAATTTCAGCAGCGTTTAGCCAATGCCGAACATCAGCTTTATATGAAGGAATTGGCAATTTACAACGTGAGGGCGCAGCGGAAAGCGCAGTTCAAAAGACGGAAAGCGGTTGAAGCCGAAAACGCAGAACTCCGCGCCAAGCTGGCTAATGCCGTGGTGCTGGAATACAGGAAACACGATGGGTTCACAGACCCAGAGAAAGTAAGGCTGATTAACGCAGTAATAGACCGGTGCGCCGCCGCAATCAAAGAATCGGGTTTTACGGTTAAGGGGGAGTGATGGCCTTATCCAAAAAACAACGCGCTGAGCTACGGGAGAAGTTCGGCGGTAAGTGTGCCTATTGCGGTTGTAATCTTGGCGATAAATGGCACGCAGACCACGCAGAAGCGGTATTCCGAAACATCGGCAAAGGGTACGCGATGGACAGACCAGAGCTGGATTGCGTGGAAAACATGATGCCGGCCTGCCAACCCTGCAACCTGTACAAATCGGCGTGCAGCATTGAGCAGTTTCGCCAGCGAGTAGCTACTCAGCTTGATGTTACTCGCAGGGCGTCGCGCAGTTACCGCTTCGCTGAGGCTTTTGGCTTGGTCAAACCGACCGGAAATTCAGTTGTTTTCTGGTTCGAAAAATACGCAGAGGTAAAACCATGAAACAACTGAGCATTGAGCGCCTTCGCTGCGTGCGCAATTTTCTTAGAGATAGCGGATACCACGAAGGAGCAAAAGCACTCGACGAGCTAATCGCCATCCGCGAGCTGAAAGGCGATCAGGTGCCGTTCGGTTACGTCGTAAGACATCATTATGAACCTGAAGGGTCAGGGACAATGATTCGAGCGAATGAGCTGGATTATTATCAAAACCGTGGTGATTACCACTACACCGAGCTATTCACCGCCCCGCAAAAGAAAGGTGGTGAAGATGCTAACGATTGAGAAGCTAAAGCAGGTTCTAACCTATCACCCCGAAACTGGACACTTCATTTGCAATATGTCGAGAGGAAAGCTCAAGAAAGGAGAAATTGCCGGATATCAGGATGAGGAGGGGTACATATCACTATTTGTTGATGGCAAGAAATACAAAGCCCACAGAGTGGCTTGGCTCTACATGACAGGCAGATGGCCGACGAAAGACATCGACCACATTGACAGGGTAAGAAACAACAATAGATTTGCCAATCTCAGGGAATGCACTAACAGCCAGAACCATATGAACCGGAGATTTAGGGATAACAATACCAGCGGATATCGTGGTGTTACTTATTCGAAAAAGTATAAGAATTGGGTTGCTAGTATCTGCGTAAATTACATACGAGTTGGGCTCGGTTCTTATCAGGATTTGGAGCTGGCTGCTTTGGTGGCGGAAGAGGCAAGAGCCAAGTGGCATAAGGAATTTGCAGCAGATGATTCGGATGTTCACAGAGAAAAAACAATAGCCGCTTAACGCGGTTTTTTTACGCCTGCAACATGAGGTATCCCCCGATGATCACAGTCAAATTACCCCGCATGCATTTCTACGCGGGTCGAGTAGACACATCTGAACTTGAAGCGGTGTTGAAACAGGGATTGTGGGGCATGACAGGAGTCGAGCCTGCGGAAGTGCGGGTATCACTGCACGAAGGGACGAACATTCTTGCTGCCGGCTGTGAAGTCGGGGCGGTTACAAAAATACTGAAGATTGGAGAGCATCATGTTTGAAGACGACATGAAGATAGCAACTCGGCCTGACTATACAGATGACGGCTGTGACTGGACTGCTCGCTTAGTCTGGAACATGAACGCGCGGGCAAGAGTTCGCCGCGGTGGTGATTGTGTGATGCCGCCATGCAAGCAGGTAGTGGCAATAGCTAAGCCTGTGAAGAAGGCCAAGAGCAAGAATCGGGCAAGAGTGTTTGAATTTGGAGATGCGGCATGATCGAATTTAAAGGAACGCCAGCACCGTGGAAGCTGGCAAATGGACAAAAGGACATGGTGGTTACAGACAGACCATTAGGTGAAGGGCAGATAGTTGCAGCAACTTATGGTGACAACATGCCAGAGAACGCGATGCTCATAGCTGCTGCGCCTGATTTGCTGGATGCCCTCCTTGAAATGCAGCGCAATGGGCAAAAACAAGGTTGGAACGATAAGTACGAATCCAGCATGGCAAAAACTCGATTGGCCATAGCCAAAGCACTCGGACAATAACCCATGACCGACCCTGACGTGTACATCAAAACTGCTTACATCGGAAGTGAGCATTTCACAGCAGGGAAGTATTACCCAGTCTGGAGCAAGTACGGGATGACTTGCAGGATAATTGACGATGATGGGATTGGAAGATTAGTGATAGCTCCAGGAGGCGGCGCATGTCCCTATCTGGATGGCAAAGGCGAATGGAAATATGTAGGAGTTACGAGATGAACAAATTACCGGTCTGGGCTGTGTGGGCAATCGCTGTGACGTTCAGCGGGTTGTGCTGGGTTGCTGTGAGTTTTTTTGCTTATGGAGTGCTGTGATGAAATACGAAATTATCAAAGGCAGTGAGAAGGATTTCGAGGGGGCACCGGATGAAGCGCTTTTTGTATTGCAGTGCTTCAGCACAATCGATTATTCAGTAGATATGAAAGCAACTATTGATGGTCAGTCACTTACCCCTGACTGCTCTCAATACATCATCGCCGAGCGCCGACCTATCACCGAGCCGGTTTGGGATGGCGAAGGGTTGCCGCCTGTTGGGGTTGAGTGCGAGTTAAAATCAGAAGAATATGCAGATTTTGACTGGGTTAAAGTTCGCATTGTTTTTGAGCATAACGGCGAACTGATAGCGATTGTGAATATGCCTGATGAACCCATTCACGACAGAATGAGCAAGCACTCTGCTGGGTACGACGCTGCAAAATTCCGCCCTATCCGCTCACCAGAAGATGTGGCAAGGGATGAGGCGATTGACGATATGGCCGGGATAATCGAATACCGAAGAGGCTGTTCACCAAAGTCGCTTGCTGGATGGTTGTACGACGCAGGTTACCGCAAGATGGAGTAGCCCATGACGCCAGAAGAGGCCGAAAACGCAGTCCGCTCCATCGCAAAGAAACTACTCACCGAACTCCGCAGTAAAGACAACCACCACACTCTCCGTCAGTTGCTCGATAAATACGCCAACCAAGCTAAGCCACCATGCCCATCAGGTCATGAAGTGTGGCTGTGGCTTTGCGTTTGGGTTCATCGGGTGGTCGAGGGTAAATAGCAGAGGTAAGTATGCAGGAAGAAATCTTCACTTTCGAAGAGGCTTGCTCGTTCCTGAAAATCAGCCACAGCACTGGTTACGCATGGATTAAGGCGGCGCGGTTGCGGGCTAGCAGAACAGGCATCGGTAAGAAGAAAGGCGACTATCGCATTCTCAAGTCAGATTGCATTGCCTCTATTACCACTTGGATCAACAATCAGCCGGTGAATGCGGTTGACCAGCAAGAGGAAGGACTTGTATGTCAATCAAGCAAAGAGGCGGGACGTGGCACTGCGACTTCGTTACGCCTGGTGGCAAAAGATTTAGACAGTCTCTTGGGACAACGGACAAGCGGCAAGCTCAGGAACTCCACGATAAATTAAAGGCCGAGATGTGGCGCACCGAGAAGTTAGGCGATGCGCCGGTTAAGTTCTTTGAGGAAGCGTGCCTGCGATGGCTGAACGAGAAGGAGGACAAAAAGTCTCTGGATGCGGATAAGTCGAAGATAGGTTTTTTTCTGATGCACTTCAGGGGAAGGGAAATCGGCAGTATCACCAATGATGAAATTCAGACCGTCGTGTCAGGGATGACGAACAGGAAACATCTGGAGAATTGGACGAGAATGAGGGAAAGGCTTGAGAGGGAGGGAAAACCTGTTCCACCCTACAAACCCAAATCGGTCTCCCAGTCATCCAAATACTCACATCAGGCATTCATGCGATCACTACTGCGCATTGCTGCCAATGAGTGGGGGTGGCTGGATTCCGTACCAGTGGTGAAAGCCAAGCAGCCGCGTAACCGGCGCATAAGATGGCTGAATCATGACGAAGCCAGAAATTTGGTGGAAGTACTGCCTGAGCATCTGAAGCCAGTCGTTATCTTCGCGCTAGCTACCGGTCTTCGCCGGGGGAATATCCTCAGCCTTGAATGGTCACAATTGGACATCACAAAGAAGATGGCATGGATACACCCAGAGGATGCGAAAGGAGGCCGTGCAATCGGGGTGGCACTCAACGACACGGCCTGTCAGGTTCTGCGTGGTCAGATGGGTAAACATAACCGGTGGGTATTTGTTCACACAGTATCATCCACAAAACCGAACGGGGAGAAAACAAAAGAAATACGGAAAATGAGGGTCGATGGAAATACAGCATGGAATGCTGCATTGATTAGAGCTGGAATAGAAGACTTTCGCTTTCATGACTTACGCCATACATGGGCGAGTTGGCTAGTTCAATCCGGAGTCCCATTATCTGCACTGCAAGAAATGGGTGGATGGGAGTCAATAGAAATGGTTCGAAGATATGCCCATCTTTCACCAAATCATTTAACTCAACATGCCGCTCAAATAGACGCCATATTTGGCAAGAACGGCACAAATATGTCACAAGGGGATATTTCGGAAGTTAGGAGAATAAGCTAA